TTCGGTTTTGTCATATCAACCATTTTATCACTCTCCTTTAATGATAATTGATTCCACATTTAACGCCTTGTAATGCCATTCCCATAGCCATACATAAATCGTCATGAGAACCTATAATTGCCCCCATCTTACCATCTTTAAATTCAAATACTTTCATTTCCTGTAATAGGTCTTTGCTCTTAATCATCATTTGCTTTGTTTCAAACATTTCTACAAAATCATTAACCAACATAGGTTTTGATTTTTGGTTTGTCTGCCATCCAACTTTCGGAAGCATGCAACCCGATCTTGCATCATACTCCATGTAGGAATACATATTTCTATAATGGTTTTCAGTATATAATTTTTCAACTACCGTATGCCCTGCACTCATTTTTTCTACAATCAAATTTGCGTTATTGTACCATGTTCCGATATTTCTAATTATTTCAGCATAAGCATAAGGTTTGATTTTATTGCTCTTGAATTCAGCGTACTGTTCACAATTAGCATCAATGATTTCAAATGCCGAATAGTCCTTCCCTACACCCTCGCCGGTATCTACACCAATATAGAATTTAATGCCTTTTACAGGTGTTTTCCATATCGTCAATCCATTGTTAAACCATGAGCGCAAAACAACAGGCATTCCAACAGGTTTAATAGTAATTGGTTTGAAGTTATCTATATTCATAAGGTTTTCATGGATAATAGCAGAATCAAAAATATTACTGCCTGTACTTACAAATGCTTCAATAGGTTCAGAAGGAAATTCCTGTGCAAACGCTTGTTTACTTGTATTTGCAATTTTTAATCTTCTCCATACAATTTGTTCTATTGAAGCACCTTTTTGTATAAGCATTTTTTCATCTGAATTCAAATCTTTTTCCTCTGGTAATGATTGATGCTGTGCTAAATATCTCTCACAGAATTCTTTGTATTCTTCCTTAAACATTAATTTATCATCAATCCATGAGAAGAAAAACGGCTTGTACATATTTTCCCCTCGCTCTGCTTTAGCCCATAACTCCTGAAAATAGTTCATGCCATTAGCAGTAGATTCCAAAAGAATAGTGCCATGCGGTGTTAATGCCTGTTCAATCGCAATTAATTGTCTTTTAATCGTATCTTTGCAAAATCCAACTTCTGAAATATGCGCAAATTGAATTGTTGCACCACGGCTTACATCTTTATTTCCGCAAGTCGTACAAATAATATGACTGCCGTTTGTGAAGCGCAATTCTTTTTTATTGTTAGCATAGATAGGCACTTTAAAAGGTTCTGCCATGTCATTATAAAGTTGTTTTAACTTTGTAAAAATTTCATCTGCTGATTGAATACTGTATGACATTAAAAGGCAAGTGCTGTTTGGTTTTGTAGTTGCAATATAAATACTTTGCGCTACAGCTAAAGTAGAAATTCCTAACTGTCTCGATTTCAATATGATATTGTATTTACTCTCATTTTGAAGCAAATACTTCTGTTGTTCGTTTAATCTGAATGGTACTAAATCACCATTCTTATTGACTACTTTCATCAGATATTCCATAAAGTATAGAGGAGTATTATACAGTTTAAGAATTTTCTCTCTTGTCGTTAATCTCATTTCTTGCTATCCTCCTTTATATACATAAAAAATTAGAAGCATTTTAACGGCTTTTATAAAATAGTAAAGTTATACCGCCTATCTATAAAAACCGCTGAAACGCCTCTAAAACATAACGTAATTATATAAAACTAGATTACTTTTCTAATTCATTATCTGGAATTCCTTGTATAATATCTAAAATGTCACTCTTCTTATCATCATTAAAGAATTGATTGGAAAAATCAATAAATGCCTTAAAAGCATTGGTATCGTCCTTTGCCTTATCATAATAGATGTTATACAATTCAATCATTTTCTTTTGATGTTCACGCTTCAAAAGCCATTTAACCGCTGTCTGTACGTTTTCCTCCATCAACCAATTTTCGGCTGTCTTTTCTGTTACTCCTGCTGTAAATACCTTATAGTTATTCTTTAGATCATCAAAAGTTTCAAAGTGTGCCGGAAGCAGTTCAGGTGCATATTTCCATAAAATGTAATATGCTTTTGTTTGAGTATGTACAAGAGATATTAAATGTAAAAGTACACTTTCTTCCTGTGAAGTCGATTTTCCTACTCCAAATCCATCTGTTTTTGTAATGGTATTTTTTCTTCTTGCCATTATTTATCACCTAGTATTTCTAAAATCTTATCTAATTTCTTCTCACAACGGCATAATTTATCCCATACCATATCTTTTTCAATTTTATCCATAGTAGCAATTACATCTTCTATTGACTTAATGTCTTTGTCCGTTGCTGTCTTATTCTCCGCATAAACCTTTTCATTGTTTTTAATAGCATTGTTTAATTCTTTATTCATAATAATACTTCCTTTCAAAAAATGTGAATTTCAATCAGGGGTTTTAGTAGTAACTGATAAAAGAATATATTCTTTATCAGTTACCCCCTAAACCCTCCATACTACTTATTGACAATAATGAATGGATAACCATTACACACTACATTATATTGTGCTTTTATCTTCTTATTTAACCTTATTTTTTGGAATTTACCAACTGAAAGTATTTGTGCAATACTCCGTTTCCATTGTAATTCTGTTTGGCCTTTACCTCTAATATCAGATTCAAGGCAATATCCTTTTTCATTGATAATATTACAAAGTTTATTTATCAATTCTAAAGTAGCATTATCCGACTTTTCAGAAGTACCTTTACTGTTTTCAAACTTATATTGAGAATAAACCTTGTTAGCAACTTCTATACCAAAAGTACGAAGTACATATTCCCGGCTTAATCCTTTAAGTGTTACATGATTCTCTTTTAGTGTTTTAGCAATTTCTTCACTATTGGAAAATGACATAACCCCATATTCATTAAAGCTATAGAATCCTGTTAATTTCTTATGACCGCAAGCAATAGCGATTTGTTGTGCTTTATGCAATTCCTTTTCTGGAATCGCTTTTACCTGCATTTTGTTTATCATGTTAAGTAAAGAAAATAATACTAATGACTGTGATAATACAATCCGTCTATTGGGTTTAATTCCACATACTTGCATTAACTTATCATATGAAGAAAAGAAAAATGGATTTCCATTTATCTGCATATCTTCATTTACAAGTGTACTGAAATATAAAAGAATACTTTTCATATGACATTTGCGTGTTCTAATTAAAGTTGATAATTCTGGAAATGTAACTTCTAATTCTTTGCTGTCAAGATAATTAGCATAGTCAATAAGTTTTTGTTTCCATTGTTTTGTCCAGTCGGATTCATATAAAGTTATTCCATATACTGATTTTATAAATTCTATTGCTTTGCTTCTGGAGCATTGTGCTAACTTTTCTGTTAATGAAATAATTGTAAAAGCATGACCGCATCCAAAACATTTATAAATTTGTGTTCCATCATCTGTTGTCCAAATACAGGCACTCGGACTATTATCCTCATGTTCAGGCAGAATACAACTAAATTTTTCTCCATATTCAACGCCTAAATATTCTGATAAGTCAATGGCATTGATAAATTTAAAAAGTTCATCTTGACTATGTACTTCAATCGTTGTTGGGTTATTGATAGGATTTTTATCCAATAACTCTCTCATCTTGACTACATCTAAATGTTTGATTGCTTCTATGTTTTCATTTAATAATTCTTTATTGGAATAATAGTTTAGTTTTTTTTTACAAGTTTTAGGTTCAGTAATCTTTTTAGGATTCTGCAAATCTTCTTTATAATACTTATCAATAATTTGTTTCGCATTAATCCTATTATTATAGGTATCACAAATTAGTGACCGCCCTCCGAAAAAGATTCTTGTACAATCCTTTGTTACATTATCTGATTTATCAAATAAGGAAATCAGAGTATTTTGTAATTTATTCCTTGTTTCAATATCAGTGATAACCGTATCAGTACAAAATACTAATCTAAAATGATGCTCCTGTTCTGTATGACTGAATGAAGTGTAACCAAAGCAAGGCGATATACTTAATTCCTTGCATTTATTTAATTGCTCTTGAATAGTCGTTTCATGGTCGAAATCTAAAGCAAATAATTGTTGACTTACCCAATCTACCGACTTCCTACCATTCAATAAAGCAGGTTTAAATGTTGCTCCATGACTTAATCCATTTGCCAAATTTTCAATACTTATATTTGTTTTGACAAGATTCTTTTGAACCTCTGCTATTTCATAACCGTTAGGTTTATCAGTAAATCTTTTATTATAATACATACATTTAATTTTCATTTGATTTTCTCCTTTTTTACATACAAAAAGGACTACTGCAAAATACAGTAGCCCTCATATCATTTTCTTATTTTATTGAATCAGCGATAAATCAGCGCCGAGTTACATTTCATCTGGTCTTTTATACTCGTCTAATGCTTTCCTGATTTCAGGTGAAACATCAAATACCCAAAAACTACATTTACTGTTTTCATTGAAGCATTTGAAAAGATACCTGAAACCATTATCTTTCAGATATAACATTTTCCTGCAACTATAAACGATAATGAATCTCTCTCTAATAGATTCTGTTGTTTCTTCCTGTGTCATACTTTTATCCTGCCTTTCTGCATATCGAATATTGATTTTTGAATGTTTCCGCTGTTGTTATAATTGAATCAGCATTATTTGTGTAAATGTTTTCAACTGTATATCTGCTGAAATTATCACGCTTGACTTTATATGCCAACTCAAATTCATATGTTGGAATATGTGTTTTGACATTACAATGCAAATGATTATTCTGCATAATAATCTTTTCGTTTAAATGGTAATGGTCGATAAAGTCAAAGAAATATTGTCTATCTTTATGTTCCTGTAGAATAGGAAGTAAATATTCATCTAATTCAAACAGTTTTGTCCAGTTAATCATTACATCTCTGAATTTGCCATTATATTTGTAATATCCTGCATCCCAACCATCTATTACAATCATTGCAGTTAATTGTTTTTGAGAATATTTAGATAAATCCCTGCCATATAACGCAATTAAAAAAGATAATGTACTACCATTGTATTTATGGTAATAATCTGTTGCCATGCTCTTTAATTTATTAGGATTTATTGATTCTGGATTCTCTATAAATGTGTAGTGATTATCAAAACATTTTCCCTTTGTTATTGATAAATCAACATAAATAGGTTCTTTACCTTTTGAGCGTTCAGGATTCAAATACAATCCATCTTGTAAAGAAAAATAGCCACCTATTTGTAATCCAAAAATATTTCTCAATAGGCAACAAGAGTAATAACTATCAAAGTCATTTGACAAAACCATAAAATATTTATCTTTATCAATATCCTTATACCATGCTGGAAATTTATCTAATAATTGCTTGTTCATTTCTTGCTTTTCGCAAGAGTTTTACAGTTGGTTCAAACGATATTTTCTCTATCTCCCATAGGATTTACTGCTTATCATCATTACTCCCCTCTACCTGTAATTCCATAAAATACTTCATTGCTTAATTCCTCCTTTTGATTTTCATTTGTTAAATATTGTTTTCTTACCTTTTTCCTTAATTAATGTACCGTTCTGTTTTCCGGCACTTGCAAGGTTCATAGCATCAATAATCTGCTGATAATTATTATCAGTAAATGATTTCTTGCCTTGTTCTATTTGTCCTATTAACTGTGGTGATACATCACAATAGTTTGCAATATCACGTAAGGACAAACCTTTGTACTCTCTGATTTCTTTGAATTGATTTCCTGTTATCATGTTAGAATTACACCTCTTTCATAGAAAATATAAAGGTAGTCGTTTTTTCCGACACCCTTTTCTATGCCTATTAGCATCAACTAACTAGTAGGCATAGAAAAAGCCGGAGCATCTATTGACACTCCGACCTTTATAAAATTATTTACTTTATTCGAATCCTAACAAATGTTTAATTAAACAACTGTTTTACGAAGTACAACAATACCTGTATCATCCAAAAGTTTTACAGCATACAAGGAAGAAGCAGAAATATCCGTTGCAAGAAGAAGCGGATCATATCCTTCTTTATATGTAATGTTTTTCTGGAATACATAAGAAAGTGCATCTTTCTTAACAATATAGGTCTTGCACTCACTCTTTGTAGAATCATAAGTACCATTTGCAGTACAAATAACTGGTACACCGAAATAATGACCGATAACGCCATTCTTGACAATACCGTTACCGTTGGTCTGATAAGTAAGGGCGGTATTTATAAATTCTGTCATACCTGCAAACTTAGAGCGCAAACGAGGATTAATAACAATAGCGGCAAATGTATCTGTATCAACATTATCGCCAAAGTTATCAAAACCCAACTGAAGTTCAGCGGAAGTAATACTATCTACTGCGGCTGTTGCGGTTTTAAATACAGTGTTATCTGCTTCTGTTGCAAGGTCTGTATCAATCTGTTTTGCCATAGCATCACTAATTTGTTCAATGACACGATTCTGCACATCTCCTTTAATCTGTGCCTTATCAATATCATAGACACGGAATGGAGAAGCAATATATTTGATAGTTGCCGTGCTGTCACTCATATCAAGTTCGGCAGGGGTCATAGGAGTACCTTTTACAGGAGTAGTAATGATTGCTGTTCTCTTGATTTTAGGAAAATGAACCGTATCGCCATAGTTCTTAATTTCAGGAACCATAGAAGTAGCATCTACAGAGACAGAGCCCCATTTAAGAGTAGTACCGAGTTTCTCATTAATTGCATCAGAAAATACTTCTGGAATAAATAAATTAGCCATATATAAACCTCATCTTTCTTATTTATTAAAATTGTTTGTATTTTTTACATTCCCATAAACTTTTTAGCAAGTTCAGGGTTAGAGTTATAAAACTCCTGCTTTTCGGAATAACTCATGCTATTCCACTGATCTTTAGAGATTTCAACATTGTTTGTGTGTCCAGAAGGTTTGAATCCTGTTTCTGCTAATTTTGCTTTCACAAGATTATCAATAGCAGTACCAAACTTTTCAACGTCCACATCATCCCTTAAATATTCTGCAAAAGAATTGTCAAGTTTCTTATTTGCAAGTGATTCCTGCAATGCCATTTTCTTTTCTCTTGCTTCAAGTGCGGATAAACGATTTTCATAATCCTTTTCTGCATCTGTCTTTTCTTTTGGCAGTTTTGATTCAAGGTCTTTAATTTTTGCAGAATAAGCAGTACGGAGTTTATCCTCTGCACTTTGAATTGCTTTCGCATAATCTGTTTTTGTCATTGTTACTGTTTCTTCTTGATTCTGTTCATTAGTATTTTCTTCCATAATTTAACCTCTTTCCTGTTATGCACCCGATCCCTGAATAGGATTCAGTTACCGAGTATCATCCCATTTGTTAATATTTGTGTGTATATAGAAAAAGCTCTGTGTCAAATTAGGCACAGAGCTAATCTTGTTATTGAATTTTAATCTCTACCCTAAGTTAAGAAAAAATGAAAATGCCAATATTCCGCATGGTTACTGAATTATTTGAAAAATTTTACGGAAATTGCGCTGACTACATTTCTTTCTAATTTTGTCCTTTTCATTTTTTGTAATTTCGATCATGCTTTAATTTAATTTCATTCCTCTTATATATATTTATGTATCAACCTGCCCACAAGGGGTAGGGGATAGGTAAGTAAAAATAATTTTCTTTCTATCCATAAGTTAGGAATTTTTGAAAACATTAAAATATCGCATGAATAGTACATTATTTAATATTATTTATTTAAATAAAAAGTTCCACATAAACACTGGGTTTTTATAAATTCAAATTTAATTTGCTAACCGTAACATTTATTTATTTCTATATCTACGCATGCGTTCTTTGCTACTAATTCTATTTACGTTCTTTGTCTCGCTCATGTTGACATTCCGTACATCGGACTGTTTGATTATCCTTTTACCAATATTATATAAAATACAAAAAATCCAAATTTCCGCATGGATAGTACATTATTTGATGGTTAACTTTTAATTTGTGCTGTATAAAATTATTGTTTATG